GCTCTGCAGAAGGCGGGCATCCCGAAGCACATGGTCGATAATTACATCGAGGGGGTGAAGGCGCAGGCCAGATCGTTTGCAGACCAAGTTGTCGGTCAGGTCGGCGGCAAGGAACAGTATGCCGAGATGACCAAGTGGGCACAGGAGAACATGTCCGAGGACGAGATTGCCGCGTACAACCAAGCAGTCAACTCAGGCGACTACCACCGCGTCATCACAGCCGTGAAGGCGTTGCGGTCTGATTTCCAGTCTGCACGCGGCTCTGAGCCGTCTCTCGTCAGCGGTAAGCAGTCAAGCGGACCAGATGCCTACGAGACGTGGGCACAGGTCACAGCCGACATGCGCCGCCCTGAGTACAACAAGGATGCGGCCTTCCGCAAACAAGTCGAACAGAGACTCGCGAGGTCTCAACCGAGGTAACCAATGAACTATCAAAACGCAGTTCGGTACACGACAGCGACCATCGCCAATGGCGAGGCGTTGTCTGATGCCGTTGCTGTCGGGCGTGGTGCCGTCGTGCTTGGTGTCGTTATGCCAGCATCTTGGACCACCGCCAACCTGACGTTTCAGGCGTCAGTCGATGGCACCAACTTCTTCAACCTTTACGACAATGCCACAGAGTACACCGTCACCGCAGCGGCGAGTCGCGTCATCATGATCAACAGCGACATCACCGACTCACTGCAGCAGATCAAGGTGCGCTCTGGCACCTCTGGCACGCCTGTCAATCAGGGTGCAGAGCGGCTGCTCACGATCATCGTGCGTGACGTAGCCTAACTACCCAATAACATCACTCGCAATCATGACCCTGTAACCGGCGATCGAGGTCGCACGGCACGGGACAATCTTGCGTTCGAGTGTTGGCTTGGAAACTGACTAAACCCAAACCCAACACACAAGGACTAAACTACAATGACTAACGCGACTGTATCCAGACTTGGGCAAGTGAACGCAGCCAACGCGGCTGACGCACTGTTCCTGAAAGTCTTTTCTGGCGAGGTTCTCTCGTCCTTCGAGCGTTCGGCGGTCACGCTGGACAAGCACTTCGTCCGCACGATTTCGAGCGGCAAGTCGGCTCAGTTCCCAGTGATGGGTCGCAGCGCCGCTGCGTACCACACGCCTGGTGCCGAGATCGTTGGCGCCACGCTCAACCACGATGAGAAGGTGATCTCGATCAACGGTCTCCTGCTCGCACAGCACTTCATCGCAAACATCGATGAAGCCATGAACCACTACGATGTACGCTCCGTGTACTCGCAGTCGATGGGCGAAGCCCTCGCGCAACAGTGGGACACACACGTTCTCCAGACGATGACTCAGGCTGCGGCGGCTTCCGCCAACGTCGCTGACAGCGGCTATGCTGCCGGCACGATCATCTCGTCAACGAACAGCAACACTGTCGCTGCGGACCTTATCAAGGCCCTGTTCGACGCCGCTGCTCAGCTTGACCTGAACTATGTCCCCACGGAGAACCGCTATGCGTACCTTAAGCCGGCACAGTACTACTTGCTCGCCAACGCAACGACGGCGATCAACAAGGACTACAGCGGCAATGGTAGCATTGCGATGGGCACGGTGTATGAGGTTGCGGGCTTCAAGCTTATCAAGACTCCGCACCTTCCCACCACCAACGTCACTGGCACCGGAACGGATGCTGGCGGCGCTGCTGGCGCACAGGTTGCGGACTCGCGCAACACTGTCGCGATTTGCGCTCACACGAGCGCGGTTGGCACTGTGAAGCTGATGGATCTGGCGTTCGAGTCGGCTTACGACATCCGCCGCCAGGGCACGCTCATGGTTGCGAAGTACGCGGCTGGTCACGGCGTTCTGCGCCCTGAAGCTGTCGTTCGCATCCGCACGGCTGCTCCCTAACAACTAGGCTTTGGGGACACTGAGAGATCGGTGTCCCCACTGCTCACTCAAAGGATTTTCAAATGACTGCACCCCTCCTCACTTCAGAACTGGACGCTATCAACCTCATGCTTTCGTGCATTGGCGAGGCTCCGGTTGCCACAATTGATACGACCATTTCCGAAGTGGAGATGGCGAAGCAGAAGCTTGACACGGTCATGCTCGAGGTACTCTCGCGTGGCCGACAGTTCAACCGTGAGGTTGACTACAAGCTGACCCCAGACAGCAACGGGCACCTTGTGCTGCCTGCTAACACGATCTGGGTTGATACGCGCAAGAGCGAGAACAACGATCTGGTACACAGGGGCACGCGCCTCTATGACCGCGTCAACCACACCTACGTCATCAACAAGGATGTCAATGTCGATCTGACGATTGCCTTGAGCTTCGAGGAGATGCCTCTGGCCGCGCGGATATATGTAGCCATGCGAGCCGCTCGTCAGTTTCAGGCAGACGTGCAGGGCAGCGACACGGTGTACAGGTTCAGCGCCAAGGCTGAAGAGGATGCCGAGATGGCCTTCGAGGCCCTCGATGCAGAGGCAGAAGATGCCAACGTCCTCAACGGCAGCTACACCACCTACAACATCATCAACAGGTATGGGTGGTATTGATGCTCAGGCAGATCGATTTACAAAACCTTCTCAACGGTGTGTCTCGCCAGCCCGACAACATTAGGCTTCAGTCACAAGCACAGGAACAGGTGAACGCGGTATCAGACCCTGTCAACGGACTGATGAAGCGGCCAGGTCTTGAGCATCTTGTTGGGTTGTCGAGCGTATCGTCTGGGGCTGTGTTTCATATTATCGACAGAGACCCCAGCAGGCGCTTCCTGATCTCAGCGGCGAGCAATGAACTGAAAGCGTGGAACCTTAACACAGGCGCTGCAGCTACCATAACCTTTGAGGCACCGGCAAGCTACCTAACCCACGCCATTACGTCCAAAGATGCATTTAGGTTCCTGACGGTTGCCGACTACACGTTCATCACCAATACAACTGTCAACACCGCCATGACGGCTACAGTGACAACGCGGGACAAGTATCAGGCGATCCTGTATGCGCGACAGGTGCAGTCAGGCAATACGTATCGCGTCTACATCGACGGCACACAGCGCACGTCAAACAACGCCAACGAGTTCGCTAACGCGGATGCGTTTATGGATGGTCAGATGACGCAGCTAACAAACGCACTTGGGGCTACGTTTGACTTTGTGAGAGGTGGCGATGCGACGATCTATGTCAGTCGCAAGGACAATGCAAACTTCTCAATCTATCAGCGCGCCAACAACACGGAGTACGATGTCATCAAGGATGTTGCCCGCGACTTTTCACAGTTGCCAGCATCCGCTCCAGAAGGTTTCAAGCTGATGATCACCGGCATGGGTGACAGCAAGCAGGACAACTATTGGATCAAGTTCGTCGGTCCTGATGGGTCTGGCAAAACAACCGGTCACTGGTTGGAAACAAACGGCTACGACATAACGACAACAATCGACAAGGCGAAGATGCCACACGCACTCGTCGTGGATTCAAACGGCACCTCGCTGACCTTTAAGCAGATCGATTGGGGACAGAGGAATGTCGGCGATAATGACACTGCTCCGCTGCCGTCGTTCATTGGCAAGCCGATCGAAGACCTGTTCTTCTACCGCAACCGTCTTGGTTTCTTGTCAGATGAGAACGTGGTCTTTAGCGAGGCCGGGGAGTTCTTCAACTTCTTCCCGACTACTGTGACGGACCTGCTGGACGGCGACCCCATCGATGTGGCGACATCGCACACTCGCGTGTCCATCCTCAAGAAGGCAGTCCCGGTCGTTGAGCGATTGCTTGTCTTCTCAAACAACGCACAGTTCCTTGACAATATCAATACCGAGGGACTTCTGACTCCGCAGACAGCGGCGTTCAAGGTGCGGTCAGAATATGCCGGCGACATCAAGCACTCGAACGTCGAGGTAGCCCGTACATCGGTTATGTTCCCGCAGAAGATTGGCTCATACTCGAAGGTCTGGGAATACATCCCCGATCCAAACAGCACCCCTGGTCAGCAACTTGCGATCGATCTTTCGGAACACGTTACAGACTACATCGCTGGCGATGTCACTGACGTGGTTTTCCACCAGCCCAGTGACTCGTTGTACATGCTGTCGAGCGCGTACCCAAACCGCATCTATGTCTATCGCTGGCTCGTGCAGGACAACAAGCGTGTTCAGGCATCTTGGTCGTACTGGGAGTTCACGGACGGCTCCCTTGGCATTGTCGATATCTTTGCGGTCGATCAGTACATGTACGTTGTGCGTAAACACGACTCGAACACCGATTACCGTCTTGGGCGCATAGACCTTAGCTGTGCCGCAAACTTTACGTCTGGCGATACGTCGTTCCACGTTCACCTCGACAACAGGTTAAGCCTGACAGGCGTCTATGATGCCAACAACAACTACACGACGTGGACGCTACCGATGGCTTGGCCGACGAACAAACCGTTCACGGTCATCAGGGGTTCTGCGTTCACAACAATGAAGGGGTGGGCTGTCCCAAACACGACGCGACCAAGCACAACCACTGTCCGCGCCACAGGCGACTTCAGTGCGGCAGCTTGCTGGGTCGGATCGCCGTATGAGTTTCTGTACCGATTCTCAAAGTTCTTCATCAGGAACGAGGATGGGCAGGCGATTGAGGATGGCAGGACCGCGTGCAAGTCAATCATCGCGCAGCTAAAGAACACGGGCTATGTGAAGGCGACTGTCTCTAGGGAGTGACAGTCTGACAGGACATACGAGTCCGGTATTGAGATTGGCAGCAGCCTCACAACGATTGAGATGAAGGACGCAGAGTTCCGTGTACCGTTGTACACGCGCAACCTGAACCTTGGCGTCAAGCTGACATCTGACTCTGCCTATCCCGTGTCTGTGACAAAGGCCAAGGTAATAGTCGATTACAACAACAACGACAGAGAAACCTGATGACGCAAGCTTACGTGCGTCCAGCCACGATAGAGGACGCCGTAGCCCTGTCAGAGGACATGCGGTCACACGACGTTGAAGAGTGCACGGCCTTGGGGGCTACAGCCCTTGAGGCCCTGCTCACTCCGTTCTTGATGCGGCAGGATGCCTTTACAATCACTGACCCGGATGGGGCTGTCTACGCCATGTTCGGTGTTACGCATGCCGTAACGCGGGGCATCCCGTGGATGCTCACATCGAACCGCTTCCATGAGATTGCTGTGCCGTTCGCGCAGCAGAGCAAGAGGTGGTTTGATCTTCTCGCTGCGGATTACCCGCTGCTCGAGAACTACGTCTCAGCAAACAACAAAGTCAGCCACAGGTGGCTACGTCACCTTGGCTTCACCATCAACAAGTCGGAGCCGCTAGAGATTGGCGGCGTCACCTTCTACAGATTCTGGAGACACAATGTGTGAGCCATT